ATATGTTGTTTGTCCTTATACATCATTATGTGTTGTTTACGAAAACCTAATGATAGCGTATCTAATTTATCATATTGTTTTTCTAAAAAATCGCTACTACAAATATTAAACATACCTTTACCTCCTAATGTTAGGTTTTTATATGGTTTTTTTAATACAATTTTTTCTAATGATGGGACATAATATTCACTAACACCAACGTAAGTCATATCATAATTTTCATTTGTAATACCTAATTTATTTAGTTTACATTCATATACTTTTTTTACAATTGGGTTTCTAATATTTCGTCTTTTATGACTAATAGATGTTCTTGTAGCTGGTGATATAATACCTTTTTTAACTAATTGTGTTTCAAATGGAGACATAATACCAAAATCATATGGTTCTATAACATCACTTGGTTTTACTAATCCGTGTAATGCTGAACTAATATAAATGTCTCCTCCAATACGTTTTGCTAAATCATATAGTTTAGTAAAGAATGGTCCTATATATAATTCATCAGCACGACAAGCATAGTCTGCTTTTTTATTGCTACAAGAAATAATAATTAAATTTCTCATCCAAACGTTGGTTGTAAATTACCTCTTCCAATATATAAGCTACTACTACCTTTTAATTGTGATTTAGCGTGATTAGCCATTAATAATGCATCTACTAAATCATCGTGATGTCCTGCTGGGTGTGTAAATGATAGTTTTCCGTTATTACCTAATTTGTAGGTATATAATGATAATTCTTTATACAAGTCAGGATAATATTCTTTTGATGGTAATTCTACTTGTTGTTCTTCAATTGATTGAATTAATGAACGAACCATCGTTGTTTTGCTATCTTGTGTAGTTGTAAATGGTTGTAGTTTAGGTATTTTAGGTCTAATTAAATCAAACATAGCCTTACCTATACCATTTGTCTCTATATATCCTCCTGTGATATTGAACTTGCGGCACGTTTGAACGAATTTCTCTGCGATCGTGGTAATGTTTTCACCATTAATTTTTTCCATGTAGAGAACTCGTCCTGCTTCATTTTGGATGCATAATGCTGAGAAATCATTCGATAGTCCTGTATCAATTCCTGCGTAGCATCTTTCTTTGCTTTCATAGTCAAATTTGTTTAATATACAAACATTGTCTAAACCACGGAATACTTCACTACCAGCATCCGTAAATTCAGCTAAATATTCTTGTCTATAAATATCTGCGGGTAATGATAATTGTTGTTCAGCGATAAACTGCGTATCAACGTATGGATTGTCTTCACTAATACCTTGGAATGATATATAGTCTTTATTTTCAGTAGTACCTTTTATCCAATAATTGTAGAACCAATTTTTAGATTTTGGTGTTGATATAATTAATGCTTTTTTACCTATAGCAGTCATTGTAGGCAATATTGCCTCTGTTAATGCTACTTCCTTGATGAATGCTGCCTCATCAATAACAACATAATTAAAAGAAAAACCACGAATACTATCTGGTCTCTCTGCTGATAGAAATTGGAGAGTTGATCCATTGATAAATCGTATTGTGAGATCTGCTTTATTTTTCTCGCTAATAATATGATGAGCTGCATTAGTTAATTCTTTAAATACTTTTTTTGCTTGATTATAGATTGGAGATACCCATCCAGCTTTTTGATTATTGTCTTTTAGTAACCAATATAATAATAAATTTTGACCTAATAATGATTTACCAAATTGTCTTCCTGTTGCTACAACACCGAACTTATGTTCACTGCTTGCAAATTGATCTATAATCTGTTTCTGCCTCGTATGAGGTGTAAAGAGGTTTACTTGCATTTGATAATCTAATTATTGTAGGACAATCATTGATGATTAATGGGCCTGCCTGTGTGTTCTGATATTTCGAGTAATCGTTCATAATATTTGATATCGTCTTCTGTTTTTTTAATTTCTTCTAACATGTCAGCACATGATTCATATTCTTCTTCATGTTCTAATGCCTCCAATACTTCTTCCATTACCTGTTTTATTTGATAAAGGAATTCTAATACATCTTCAGCACGTCTACTTTTCGGTTTCATCACCCCATTTTAAATCAATGTTCTGTATTCTCATTTCAGATTCAATTTTCTCAATGTCATTACCAGTATATTTCATTATTTGATCTATAGCACGTTGTCTTACTTGTGATGATTCATTTGCTAATAATCTTATTAATTCATCTACCGCTGGTGATATTGATTTACTTAAGCGTTCACGCCAAGCTTCTTCATATTTTTCTTTTGATTTAATCCAATATTGAGTGTATTGTTGTTCTGATTTGTCACCATATGTTTTGTGACAATATTGAATCCATTGATCGTATTTAAATGATGTTTCACCATATCTTAGATCGTAGCAATTCTCTACTCTATCTGCTATTTCAGCATGTGTTAATTTTGTTCCAGCCATAAGTCTGTGTATTTAAGTTATATATAAATATGTGCTAGTCTAGAAAACCATATTCCTTAAAATGTTTACTAATTGTTTTAGCTACAGCGAGATTCAGCGATTTAGATGGCTTTAAAACGCTATGCGATTGGAACAAACCATCTCGTATGATTACATCAACGTATTCCTTATTTCTAATTATTTCAATATCAATTTTCACGCCTTAAATTTTTATCGTAATGCTCAAATCTATCATGCTCAGTTGGTGTAGCCAACAAAATACCCATTCTCATTTTACCTTCTCTTGTTAATTGAAATATATGTGACATCCAAGTTTGTTCATAAGGATATTCCCATGTAGTATCTAAAAACATTAATTTATTTCCCTCTCTCGTTATTAGCTGGGGCCAGTTACAATAGTATACTTCACCTAATGCGTATGCTAATCCGTTTGCTGATTTGATGTATTCGTATTTTGTGTTTGGTTCGTTATGATTCCAATATTCTTCTTTTTTATTTTGAGGTACATTATGCCACGCCCATTGTTTAGCATTATCACCGAAGAATTCAGTGAAATTTAACTTAAGATAATGTAGGTTTTCTTTTACTAATATATCTATTGACTTACTTAGTATATCGCTTATTTTGCGTTGAAATCCATTTCTACATACTACATCTTCTCCTAAATAAAATGACATATCATCTTCAAAGAATAAATAAGCATCATTATCTGTATCATTAAAATGTTCTGCTGCGTATTGTCTTCCACCACATATTCCTTTATTACCCTCTTGTATTTCTGTGAATCCGTATTCATTACATAATTTTGTATATGCATCATACACTGATTGATCTGTTACATCGCTATTGTTAATTAGATATTTGTCTGTGTTCAATAAATTTTCATCATATTGTTTTATTGAATTAATTAATGTTTCAAATTGTTTAGGTGAATTAAATCCTAGAACGTATAATGCTATTTTATTTATTTTATTTTTTATAGACATTTTCATATCTAATTTATCATCTATAGCATCTTGAAATAATTTGTAAACTAATCCATTATCCTCTATTTCATGGTAACTTATATAATCATTATGTTTTTGAAGCATAATAGCAAATATGCTTTCTTCTGTTCCCATATACCCATCAGTTAATGTTTGATTTAATAACTGATAGTATAAATTAAATGTTTTATTTATTTCACTTTTTTTACCACCGAAGAATCCACCACGCCCTATTATGTTTACATCTTTTTGTCCAGCGTATTCATTTATTTCTGGATAATTAAATCCATGTATCTCATCTGTTGCATTATAAGGATAACCTACAAACATGAAATTTTTAATTTGTTTAGATATTTTCTCTAATGTAGTTTTATTTACATATGCCTCTAAACTTACTGTATTAGATAGTCCTGCATCAATCCAAAACATATAATCGCTATCAAATTTATCCATTATTTTAGCATCATGAAGTAGTGCCATTTTAGACATTACTACTGGATTATAATATTCTAATTTTGCTTGTGGTGATTCAGTTAACCATCCTGCTTGTCTAAACCAATCAGCATCTAATCTTGTCTCTTGTATTCTATCCCAAAACTCG